ATGGTGGCGCCAAAGGTGGTGTCAGCCTTGGTGATGAGGTCTTCGTGCTCGTAGATCGCCGCCTGCCAGAAGAGCATGAGCTGCTTCTTCTCGGCGTCGGTAAGTTTCCCATCGTCGGCCATGTCGGCAACCATCTGGTTGCCGGTGGCCTCGGTATCGTCAATCGTGATGGATTCTTCGTGGTAGAGGCTGCCCCTCCCGCCCGAATACATCGCCACGACCCGGACGCGATAGTTTCCGGGAACCACGTCCACAAGTTCTGCAGAGGAACCCTGGAGTGGTACATCTACCCATGGGCCGAAGTCCTGGGAGGCCCGGGCGTAGTATCCACGCGCACTGGGAAGATCGGGCCAATCTGCGTGGAGCACGATGGCAATGTGCGAGTTGTAGAGCCGCACCACGCTTGACAGCGTGACGGTCGGTGCTGTCAGCGCCGTGGCACCGCCACCATCAGGCGTGGTGAGCGAGACCTGCTCCGAAGCAGGAAACTTAGCCGGATCATGAAGCAGGGCAGTGATTTCGTAATTGAGCGCGTCCTTTTCGGCAACCACAACGACACGGTAGAGCTTTATGCCCACGGTATTCGTGCAGATCCATAAGCCCTCAACGGGCGGGGCAGATGAGAACGCGCTACCGACAGTTAGAACAGAAGTGGTGCCCGCCCCCGTGGTGACGGTCTTTGACTCTGTTGTTCCGTCTGATAAACGGCACCTCAGATAGTAGGTTCCAGACGAGAGCGTTATGGGGGCGTCAAGTATGACAGAAGTTGTGGTGGCGGATACGACGCGTCCGCCCATGCGAGTGGTTCCGGCGCGGCCATTGTCCATGACCTGAATGACGTCACCCGGATGAACTATGCTGGCGTCTAACCCAGCACCAAATGTGACAATTTCCGTCTCCAACTGTTCGGTCTTAAGGATCCACAATCCTTGGCGCTGCGCCTGGGACTGAGAAGTGCAGCCAATAGCGTCCACTTCAGCAAGTTGCAGACCGAAGCGCGCAATGGCATCTTGATCTTCCACATACTCAACAGCCTTCGTGTAGCCCGCGTTAGGATCAATCCACGAAACCATGGCCGCCGTGTGTCTCGCGGACCGAGCGGTGCCTTGGTAGTTGAACTTGCCCGCTAGGACATTGGCCTTCGTAAACAAGGCCACTGGGGACTGGTCAACATCTTGCACGGGCACCACAAGCCCGCCCGCTGTGTAGAGCATTCCACGAAAGGCGCTGGCAAGGTGGGACAGCACCTTAATTGCCTCTTCCTGAGCCTGTAGGTGCAGGCTACAGGTAAACCGTGGTTCCTGCGGACCGCTAGTTCCATCCTTGTAAACAAGTTCGTCGCATACCTGTGCGATTTCGTATAGCGCCCACTTGTCAATATTCGCTTCCTGGAGGTAGGCCCCGGCACCGTATCGCTCGTTCGTAGCCATCTCGTAGAAGAGCCATGCGGGGTTATCCGTCCACGCCATGGTGAAAGTTCCGTTCCACATGCCAGTGTAGACACGCGTCGTTGGATTGTAGTTAGCCGGAATCTGAACTAGGATACCCTTGCACTCAGAGTGTAGCTGAGGCAACGAGGGAAACTGTTTCGCGTTGACCAGAAGAGCCAACAGGGCCGTGTTGGGATACGAAAGATGGGCGTCCGTGATTTCGGTGTAGCCAGCCCACCAGGTTTCATCCTGGATGTAATCAGGAGCCCCTGCCGTGTGGTCTGTGGTGATTCTTGAGACCCGGATCTGCCACGGGCCGGAACCCGGAAGCTCAACCCGGAAATCCTTCTCGAATCGGCTGCCAAACTTTCCCGTGATGGTGCCCGTGGAACCCTCGTAGATCGTGGTCCAGGCGCTTCCGGCGTATCGCTCAATCTTCACCACGACCGTGGCTGAGGATTCAACCCCGGTTGTGGAGTTGACGGTCTTCAGGGCGGGAACCCCAACCTTGACACGCACTGCGTCGATTCCTGTCGTTGAGATCGTGCGCGTGACGGGGATTCCATACTTGACCTGGGTGGATACGGCCACCTCGGAGGATTCCCCATCCACAAACCCGGGAATCAGCCCTTGGGCGTTCTTCCCTGTGGTGTGAGCCACCGAAAGGCCCGTGAAATTGAATGAGTTGTCGGCATTCTGGATTGGCGTTCCGTCCAGGTAGATGCTCTTCAACCCATCCACCAGACCGCTGATTTCGCCCTCGGACAGTATCACCTTCATGCGCCCGAACTGGAGGGCACTGGCGTCGGTAACGGACGTGGTGTGTGTGCCACCGCCACCGCCGCCCCCACCTGTCCCCCCACCGCCACCAGGAGGAACCACAAACGGCGGCTCGTCGTCATTCCATGGTCGAAGCGTTTGAGCCGGCATTACGAGCTCCCTCTCATCATACTGGTGCCTTCGCCCAAACCCATGGAGCAGTTCCTCCGTTGCCGCTGGGGGTGCCCGTCTCGTCTGAGGCCAGCCCCCCGAGGCCGTTCTTGACCCACGCTTCGGTGGAGATGCCCATGCTGATCAAGGCCCCGCCGATTCGCAGAGGGCCGCCCAGGAGCACAGGCACCGGGTTCCCCTGTCCCACGGTCATGTGGGGGCCGTTGAAGGAATACGCGGGCGTGTCATCTGGACCCTTGGAGCCTGCGGATAGATCTAGGGATGGCGACTTGCTCAGGAGGCCCGCTACGCCACCAAGGGCCATGGCCGTTCCGATTGTGCCAACAGCGGAAATGACTGAAGACCCCATCATCATGTAGGACCATATTCCGCCAAACTCGTAGGCCAGATATGGAACAGCGATGGAAAAGGCAATCAACGCCGCCCCTAACAGGATTTGACCGAAGTTCCCGCTCGCCCCTGCCACCACTGGCACGATCTTGATTGTTTCGTGGCCAAAGGGCGCGTGGAGATCATCCTTCCCCCTGGCCTCCTTGCCGACCAGGATTCGATACCCAGGCTCAGAGAACTCCAGGAGGTGCTGACGGAAGCCCTTCATTACAGCGCACAGCGCACGGATGGCCTCGGCAGGAGATGACACTTCCAACTCAAATTCCTTACCGAACTTGGCGCGTAGGTGCCCGTAAAGAATGATACGCTTCATCAGTATCTCCTTACCGTGTGGATCAAGTTTCTAATTAGCTTGCCCACAGGCTCAATTATACTTAGGCTGCCTAAGGAGTGGTGAAGTATTTTTCCGTCCCCAACATACACTGCTAGGTGGTTCGGTATGTCGCTGCCAACCGCAAAGATCAAAACATCGTTGGGCATGGGGTCACTCTTGGTGGGAATGAACCCAGCCAGCGCCAGCCCATCCATGATAAGATTCCGTTCACGCCAGAAGTAAGGACGGCGGGCAAAGTCTGGAAGCTCGGTAAAGACATCCTGCAGAATTGAGTAGCAGTCCTCTACGCCCCATGCAAAAGTTCTTCCTTCTGTTGGAGAAGCCCCGAACCTCCTCCATTCGCTTGTTCCCGGGACAACGATCCACCAAGGCACCTGTGTTCTTTTCTGGTACTCAGTGTCAGCTTTACTGGGGGAAGGCGTTCCGTTGGGGTGGGAGTGGACCACACCCAGGATACGCCCTGCATCTTCAGCACTGACCCAGTCCTCAGGATGAATATTGAATTCTTCAGAACCTTCCGCGATATTTCGGCATGGGATGTAGACGGCCAGCGACTCTGGTGCGGAAACGAGTAGCCCACAGCTCTCCCGTGGGCGAGCATTGTTGGCATGTTCGAATATGGCTCCGAGTAGTTCAGGTGTCATCGGATCCTCGCCGAAGCTGGAAAGCCACCAAAGGGCAGGGCAGCCTCAGCGCCCCAGATCCCTTTACAAGCCGCTAATGTCCTAGAACAGGTAGCTATGGCACCAGGGTACCCGCATTCGATTCCTTTGAAGACCCACGGGCAAACCGTGGCCTGAATCAAGCGCCGGGGCAGCTTCAATCCTTGGCAATCAAGCGCAGAAACAAGCTGCCATTCAATGACGTCAATAGTTTCTGCAGACTTCTGTTCTATGTAGAAGATTTCATCCGGCCATGCGGCGGTGGGGTCGGCACTTGCATTTCCACCAGAGAAGTTTGCGGCGTCAAGATACTTTGCCAACGTGCGTTTCCGGATGACCTTCGCACAAATTAGATCTTCATTGGTTCCGAGCAGGGCAGAAATGGTGCCGTCCATATTGGCAACGCGCACCTTCGGCCTAGAAAGCGTGCCCTTACTAGATTGATCCATACCTTCAATTTCTATGGGCATGGGCGTGTAGGCTACGCCGCCCCACACGACGGATGTTCCAAGACCATTGGTCCCAGCGTGGAAATGATAGGTGGTTCCTCCAATGGGCGTGCAGTCAAGCACGAATAGATCTACGACTGCACCGGGGTCTAGTTTCTGGATGTCGGCAGTCGGAACTATAGTGGTCATGCGGGCACCGCTCTAAACTCCGCCGATAGGCTCCAGTTGTTAGGCCCATCGGGCTTGGGTATGCCGTAGACGGCAACATACTTGCGGGCGTAGGCTCCAGACCAACTTAAAATTTGCCCCAGGGTAGGCGCACTTACAAATGTTATGATGCCCTCTGTGCTCAGCGTATAGTGAGTAGTAAGCGTTTTGAGCACTCCTGCAACATAAATCGAGGGCGTTGTGATAAAGGTGCCCGCTGGCCCTCCAGATACAAGGCCAAATGAAGTCTGAGAATCTGTGCCCGTACCGAACTGTGTCGTGACAAGCGCAACATCCCCAGGGGCCGCCCAAGTGAACGGCGTGACGTCCGCAACATTTGAAATCAGCCAATAGTAGATCTGTTTGATGTCCGCCTCGGTGCGCTTACTGAAAGAAAGTTTCCAAGTAGGAAGGAAGGTGTTCAGCCCATCTCTAGATCGCTGGTCGTATCCATCTCCGAACTTGGCAACGCGAATACGAGGCTCCATAGTTGGGGAAGCACTCCAGTCAGGCAGATAAGGGAACAGCGCCATGCTACACCGGGTTCAGCAAGCCGCCGGGGCGGGCTTCGGTTACGAGGACTTCGCGCACCTTTGCGCCAATCATTTGTCCGAGCGTCTTCATGTCGCCAGAGCCGCCGCCCTTGGTCTGGGTTTGACCATCGGAATTAACGACAACTTGGATGTTGTTGGTCTGCCCGCCCAAGGCGCTATTAGGAATTATGGACCCAGAGATTCCGGGGCTGAACAGTTCTGGTCCCTTTTCACCCACAAGGTAGGTGTTTCCACTGGACACGGGGCCGCCCTCCGCCTTGGGTTTTGGCTTGGACGACATCCCGAGTAGGACGCTCAGAGCAGACCCTTCATTCCTGCCGCCACTGTCCCACCCCATGGCACCCATGATCAGGTTCAACATCGTCTGCTTAATAATCATTTTCTGCATGTCAATCAGAATGTCTGCAATGACTTTCTTCATGGAATCTCCCAGCGTTTTCCATGTTCGGGCTAGGTCGTTTGTCTTATTCATCCAATCTGCGAGGGCATCCCCACCCTTGTCCGCGAAGTCAATCGCTCCCAGCTTTAGAATGGCAAAGGTGTCGCCCAACTGCGCTCGGAACTGCAGATCCTTGAGCATGATGGCTTTATACATTCGGTCATACACTACTGGGTCTAGGCCACTGGACTTCAGTTTGTTGAGATGGGCCAGCGCCGTTTCCATGTCTCCATTCTTGTTTTCATTCAGTTTGGCGGCTTCAGACTTTAGCCTCTTATCTTCCTCGTTGGCCTTCTGAATTTCTCTTTGTTCCGCCATTTGTTGGTTCAATTCTTTCTGAGCTTCTGTTAGACCAGAAATATCGTTCTTAGACATGTTTCGGTACGCGGATATTTCTTTCTCAGACTTACCGTACTCCCAATTGATGTCCTTTAGTTTCTTTAACTCCTTGGTCAACTCATCTAAACTATCGGCTTCTTTTTTATTAGCCTCCGATATTTTCTTCTGCTCTGCAACGCGCACGTCGGCACGCGCCTGAGCTAACGCTGTGGCAGGTAGTTCTTTTCGCTGCTTAATGAGCTCAGCCTGCGCTGGCCCCTTCGCCAATTTTATCTTCTCTTCTAAAACCAAAAGATCCCGTTCTAATTTAAGAGCATCCTGAGAAATTTTCAAATCTTTATCACTAAGCCCTATGCCAACTAGCTCAAGATCTTGCTGCTTGTACTTAAGATTCAAAAGTTCTTTCTCAGCCGCGAGCAACCCTGCCTTCTGTTCCTTCTGTTCTCTATCCGCCTTTTCTGCGTTTAGTCTCTTTTCGGCTTCTTTTCGCGCCGCATTTTCACTGATCTCTTCCTCTGTGTTTTTTTCGCTGGCCGCTGCATAAACATTACGATACAAAGATTCGTGATGCGAAAGATCAACCGTGGCCTTATTTATCTGAAAAGAAAGATCTGAGAAAAATCCTCCAGTCCAAGAAGAAGCAAGTTCGGCCTTTAGTTTCTCAAGTTTACCCGTAAGTTTAAGTATCTCCGCGGCTCCCTGGCGCACAACGGGAACATCCTCAACCTTAAATAGCTCTGCCTCAGTTGGTTTGCGCTTTCCAGCGCCCCTGGCGGCCTCGATAGTCGCCAGTCTAACAAGATCTCTTCCGTACTGATTAATAGCATCTGACATGGCGCGCGCACTATCCTTGGCGGATGTGTCTACTGTTTCTCCAAGCGTAGAAAACAAAGTTATAAGAGTACCCACAGCCATGATTATCACGCCAATCCAGCCACCCATGGCGTTCATCGCGATGCCCATTGCGGTGGCACTGGCCGTCGCGGCGCTCTGTGCTGCACTCAGGGCTAACACCTTCTTCTCTAGTATGGATACAGCCATGGCCTCTTCTAGTTCAATGCGAACCAAGGTGCTCTTTTGCACCGCTAACATATTTCCGACAGCTATCTGCGACAAATTCGCTCTGACCGCCTGCGCTCTAGCGACTGAAACTTCCATTTCAGCAAACGCTTCTGCATGGGCGGCGCGTGCTCTTTCTACAGCCGCCGCTGTGGCAGCCCGAGCCTGAATCCAAGTAGCCTGCGCCGCCGCATACATTCCGGCAACCCAGGTTCCGATCTTAAACGAAGCATACACTCCGACAAGAGTAGAAATAAGGGGTATGTGGTCGGCAATAGCAGAACTCCACCATTTTATGGAGTCTATAAGCTCCACCACCTGAGCTCTAATCTTTGAAGCGAACACCGCCATTTCTCCATCGGCGATCATCTTCTGAATGCTCTCAGTAGCAGATTTAACCGCGTCTGCGAGCTGAAAAACTATTTCATTCATGGCCGGAGTGAAAGATTCTCCTAGAGCCACCTGAAGATTCTTAACATACCGATCCATAGAAAGAAGCTGCTTTCCAGCCGTGGTCATCGCCGCTTCATAAACTCCCTGGCGCTTCACTCCTTCTTCTAGCACAGCATTCAACCGAATTTCCGCTAGTTCTCTTGAGTTCAAAGAAGAAACTGATCTATCATTGGCCTTAGCGTACTCGTTGATCGTATTCTTGAAATTGACCATGATGCCCATGTGGCGCAGAATGCGCGTCTCACCGGTGGCGATACCACGGATCATTTTATCAAAAGCTTCAGATGAGTTGATACCAGCAATGACCGCCGCATCCTGAGCAACACGCCCAAGATCCGCCGCCGTTGCTAGATTCACCTGCGCCGCCGCCATAACTTGAAGAGATTTTCTGGCGGATAGAGCGGAAATGCCCGTGTTCTCTAGATCCTGCTGGTAGGCCCGCATACTGGCCCCTGACACATTCATGTTGTTAGCCATGACAGTCAGAGTTGAGCCCAACATTTCGTAACGCATGGATAACTGAACGACGGTAGACGCTGCCTCATAAACCTGAAGCGCCGCCCAGCTCGTAGCCAGTGCCGTGACCGCCCCAGTGATTCCGCCCACAGAAGCCTCGGCCTTTGAACCAGCCAAGCTAAGTTTAGTGAGCGCAGCCTCCGCGCTGCCAACTTGGGATGCATCAACAGCAATTACGAGTTGAGCAATATCAGCCATCTATACTGCTCCTCAGATAAAGCAAGTCTAACTCGCGCAAACACATGAATTCAAAGCTGCCAATGTGGATTCCCCGAAGCTGAGACCACGCTAGAATCTCAGTGCATGACAAAGGGTTTGGACCCATGCCATTGCTCTGTCTTCCCAGCGATAGCTCCCCGAACCACCCCCATATATGACCAATTTCTGGGGGAAGAGGTGGAGGCATGAATTCGCTAACATCGTGCCCCTGTTTCCGAAGAAAGTTGACATGGTCACGGAGCCGACCCTGATCTTTCTTCGGGACATCAAGCGCGAAGGTTTTCTCAGCAAACTCATATAGTTTCAGCCTCAGTCCTTGAAAAAAAGCTTCCGGCTCCCCGTGGCCTTATTGACCTGATCGCGGATCGCCGGAACCTTTTCGTAAACCATCAGAACATTTTCCTTCGTGAACTCCAACTGCGCGCCGTCAAACTCGACATGCTTCCACCCCTTCGTGCAGGCGCACAAGAGCTCAAGCATCTGTTCACGATTCTGCTTGGGGTCGAAGGCGGGGGCGGACATATCACCACTGGCCGTCATCTCGGCGAAACGGATAGCCTGCTGCTTATCCAAGCACTCCTGTGCGGCGGTGCTGTCCAGCCCCACCACTTGGATAACGATGTCCGTATCTGCGCCCGTGACCGGGTGCTTGATAACTATGTCGGTAGCGACATTTGCCTTGTCGCTGGTGTAGTTGAAAAGGTCCATGAGACGGCTCCTAGGTGGTTAGAACTTGCTGATAGAAATGTTAGTGGACTGCACCATGATATCTCCAGCGGCGCTACCAGCGGCACCCGCAGCCTGAAGGGTCATGGTGGACCCAACCGGAACGGTGACAGTTAGAACGGTGGCAGCCACATTAGTCACAACCCAGTCACCATTGTTTCCAGGCGTGGTTGCGTTCTTCAGAGTGATGACATCACCAGCCTGGAACCCCTCAGTGATAAAGCTCGTGAACGAACCACCCACCGCCTTCGTAAGCGTGGCAGTCAGCGCCGTGGTCGTGGGGGCCGCAGCAGAAATGGCGAGGGTGGACCCAACGGCCGAGCTGATGGCCGTCTTGTGCAGGGCGACGAACGGCATGGTGATAATGGTCGCGCCATCCTT